GAAGTCTAAATCTTCTCCGTCACACCACCCTGCTATAAATAAATTTCCAGGGTCTACTGTTTTATCTTCTCTTACATTTAGTTCTATTCTTTCATCTTGCAATACACCTCTGTAGTGTCTTGCTATTTCTTCCGCTAACATGTTGTCTCCTAGTGAATGTCTAACCAGTTCTCTCCTATTTTACTGGAACCATCCATTCTACATTTGAATCCCAGTAGCTCGCCTGCTTTTGTAGCAGACTCTTCCAGAATTATAGCTAGTTTTTCTGCATGTAGGGGATTACATTCAAAGTTTTGTTCGTCATGCATTACGGTTAATAGCTTGCAATCTATTTCTTCTTCTCTTATTCTCTTATCTGATAACACCATCCAGTTCTTTGTAAGAATTGCTTCGTTACCTTGCAACAGGTAATTAAGTACCTTGTGTTTACTATTTACTAGTATCTTTCTACCGTCTTGAGCGATAATAAATTTGTTTCCGCTACGATCGAATTGATTTTCTAGTTTATCTTTCAAACTACCTAGTGCGGGTAGTCCTCTAAGGAACTTAGCCTTTAATTCCTTAGCATCACTTGTACTTATGCTTAAATCACCAGCAGTTTTCTGGTCACCTGCTCCGAATAAGAAACCATATATAAATGTCTTAGCTAGTTTCCTATTAGCTAGTCCTGCTATTCTTGCGTTAACAGAGTGTATATCAGTACCTTCTTCTTCTGTTCCGTCAACAACAGTCTTGTTATAGTCAGGGTCTCCCATAGCTGCAGCGAGTAATCTTAATTGTGCTGAGGCTAAGTCACAACCTACTAGTACTTTGTTAGGTGGTGCTATGAATAATCGTCTTAGTTCTTTACCGAATGTAGCATTAACAGACGGTACATTAACTAAGTTACGATGACGCATACGACCTGTTGCAGCACCTAATGTCATGGGTATACATTCTAATCTGTTGTCTGGTCTTACTGTGTTTAACCAGCCTGTGTTTCCTTTGACAGACTTGAGTGCGTTTCTTCTGTGGCTGTATACCATGTGCATTGCTAAGTCTTGTCCGATAGTTCCTTCAATAGAATCAAAGCTATCTTCAGTTAACTTAGGTGAGGTTCTTACTGTCTTGCCGTCTTCTATTTTACTATTCCATGTGGTAGGCTTCCATCCTTGTTTAAGTAAGAAGTCTTTTATTAAAGCGTGTTGTGTCATTGTAGGCTTGATGAATGTAATACGAGAGTATTCACCACCTAATTTACCTTCACGATTCATATAACCAAAGTCATAGTCTTCCCAGTATTTCTTTAGATGAGCATGTAGCTCTCCTTTCTTAGTGTACTTAGGTATTATTGTTTTACCTATTGGATCAAGTCGTTTCATAGCCATAGGTAATAACGGTTCTATCTTACCTGCTAGTCTTTCTAACTCACTAGATAAGTAATCAAAGTATTCTTCTGCTAACTTAACGTCCATTAGCCAACCATTCTTAACCTGTTCAGCGCTAATCCTAGCTACTTCTTGTTCAATCTTAACAACACTACCGGGTATCTTAGACACTTGAAACTCTTGTTTCAACCTCACATATACTTTCTTGTTTATCTCTACATCTTCTTGACAACGGTGTATCATTGACTTCTCAAAGAACTCCCATTGTTCTTGTTTAGGTTTAGGTACTCCAAACCTTTCTCCCCATTGAGCTAGACCGTGACCTCCTCTGTCGAAGTTAAGTAGCTGTGATAACAGTAGGGTATCTAAAATTCTACCGCTGTATTTCCAGCCCTTAACTTTTTCTAGTAAAGGAAAATCGTAAGCATAAATGTTGTGACCGATAAGCATCTCTGCTCCTGCCATTATATTTAATGCAGCACTTATAGAACGATGTGTATCGAGTTCGTCTGTAAATGTTTCTGTCTTACTCTTTTCTAGGTTATATAATGTTATACACCATATCTTATCAGCTTGATTAAGCAAGCCGTTTGCTTCTACATCGAATATGTATTTCATATTACCTCCTTATTATTATTTATTACTCAATAGTAAACTCGTCTGCTCTTGCTTGAACATTAGATAATCTACCTGTTGTTTCATTATACTTAGCAGAGCCTGCGTAACCTGTCTTGCCTGTGAATCTATTCTTAAGAACACTTAGCTTGACTTGGTTTCTTTCGTCTTCTGTTTCAGCATATTTATTTCTAGAGAACGCTATAATCTGAAAGGCTATCTGCTTAAGTGAGCCAGAACCTTTAAGACTATCCTCTGTAACATCAGCACCTTCCTCATAAGAGATAGAGCCTATGCCTGTCTTTCTTAAGTGAGATACTACGCCAACCCATACATCAAACTTCTTACATAACTTAAGTAAGTCTGACATGACTCGATCCATACCTCTATTAATATCACCATCAACTTCGCTCACGGCAATAGTAATGTGGTCTAAGTAAATAAACTTACAACCAGTGGCTGCAAGATACTCTATCTTATCCATCAGGCTGTTATCAGCTAACGAACCTTGGTGGTCTAACAGAGTAAATCTACCGTTACCTGCTACATCATTCCAAGCGTCTTTACCTTCTTTACCCTTCCTATCGAAGGGGGTATCTGGAAGGTTGATTCGTTTGTTTACGTGTAGTCCAATAATCCCATCTAGAGTTTCTTTAACTGACTCTTCAAGGGATACAATACCTATTTGATGCTCTGTCTTAGTAAGTAGGTGGTAGATATCTTCTTTAATGAAGCTTGACTTACCAGTACCAGTACCAGCAGTGAAGATAGTTAACTCACCTGTTCTACGACCATAAGTTAGGTCATTTACGTCACAAAAGCATGGGGGGTATGCCACGCTGTCTTCTCGCATGTCTTTACTGAACTCTTCCCATGTGGATGCACTGTTAATAATGCCTGAAGGACTATACGTCTTGGCTCTCCAGACAGAATCATCTAATTCTCTTAGATGTTGGCTTATTAAATAGTCAGAGGCATCTTTTCCATGACGACCTAGGCTAGCTATCTTAGCCTTACCTGTTCTAACTAACTTAGCACACTCATTTGCAGCGTTCCTACCTACTTCATCTGCATCAAACATAAATATTACTTCTTCAAATGAGTTGATCCAATCTAGGTTAGCTGCTATCTGTTTCTTAGCACCACCTACACCGTTAGTTATAGATACAACAGGATACTCGTTGTTCTTATTAGCATACATCTGCTGTACAGACATAGCATCTAACTCACCTTCAGTTATGACTAGCTTCTTCGCTCCTTGTTGGAATAAGGATTGACCGAACAGCTGAACGTCATTCTTAGTATCACCTATTGCTATAAACTTCTTGTTGCTTACCTCTCTTCTTGAGTAACCTACAACCTCATTCTTGCGGGTGGTAGGGTAGTAGTGGTATTGAATGGTAGTGCCATCAGTCTCTAGATAACCTACCTTAACACCATACTTGTTAGCAACTTCTTTAGTGATACATCTTTCTTTAAAGCCTCTTATAGGGAAGGTTCTAACTTCCTCTACGGTTTCTAACTTCATATTATACTCCTTATCTTTTATTATAGGACTACCATCTACTTGGTAATCCCCACATCCAAAGCAATAAGCAGATAACTCACCGTCATCGTGCTCATATGTTGCCTTGTTATCTTTAGAGCCACACGCTTGGCATGGTCCATGATGTTTAAGTGTTCCTTTATCTCTCATTATTATTCTCCTTATTCTGCTACCACTCTTGCTAGTGAACTAGCTAAAGCATATAGCGTAGGTTCTGTCCAAGGCTCTGGAGCCCAGTGTTTATTAGGGTAATGACCCCATAACTTCATAAAAGATTCTTTACAATCTTTATTACCCAAGTTATATCTATGATACAAGGCACTTAGAGTAGCCATCTTGAGTTCAAGCGCAGTAAAAGTAGGCTCACCACCCACCATACGGTTAAGGCATAGTGGATCTTTGAGTGTGTCTGCTGTTACCATCTCTGACTCTGCTTTTAAGGCTGTTGCCATACTTTTGTGTTTAGATACTATAACTCTATTCCACCTAGTTTTGGCTGCATTATATTTATTTAGAAAGCTGGAGCTAGATGCTATGTAGTCATCTGTCTCCTTACCTTCATGTACACCTATATAATACTCTTTAGTGTCTTTGTTAATCCATCTATAAAGGAATGCCGTCATCATCTAATTCTCCTAGTTCTATGCCATCTTCTTTGGCTTTTCGTTTGTAATACTCTTCATTAGTTTCGCAATGAGCTTTTATCTTTGTATACTCATCTCTAGCTTCCTTCATTGTTTCAGGGTTCCAACGTTTATTAAAGCTTTCCATCGGCTCATCAAGCCAGCTTGCTACTACCTCATGATCCTCTTGAATAGCTCTCTTAACTCCAAAGTCTAATGGGGTTCTCCCCTCTAAAACATTAATACGCATACGCATATAGTCTATTCCTTTCTTAAGGTCATCTACTTCCTTTTCTTTATTAGACATATTAGTGCCCTCCTTATGTCCTGCTCTCGACAGGTATTTAACTGTATTCCACAATAGAAAGTCAAGCCCCCATGCATGAGATATCTCTGCTGGTTGGAATTGGTCTGGAAGTCTGTTATAGTGTTTACCACCTACATAGTCTCCTTTACCATCCATTGCTTCTTTAGGTGTCATAGGTTCAGGTGCATATCGGTAAGGATTACCAAAGATTTTCTTTGCATCTGCCCTTATTTTCCATAATGGTTGTTCATGATAAGGCTTTTCTTCTTTAGGTTTATCCCAAAATTTACTGTCCTTATTCCACAACTGTTCATCTAACTCTTTCATCTCTTCATTACTCATAATAACTCCTTCTTATTATAATTAAAAATGATAGGTTTCAAGTTTAGTGAGTAGTAAACCTATCTAAAAGGTACTCGGCATGGTTAAAAATAAAACCCCTCTTTCGAGGGGCATTAAGTTTACTTAGAATACCTCGTCTTTTTCTAGAGCAACCTCTGGCTGGTCTTCGATATCGAACTCGGTAGTTCCGTTACCTGAATACTCTACTAAATCAGTGATTTGTAGTGCAGTCAGTATAGCTTTAACTCCAGAGCGTCCTGCCATATCCCACTCGAAAGTAGTATATTGAACATTAGCTTTAGAGCCATTACCAACGATGAGAGGATCGACATCATTGCCGTGCTTGTCTATTACCTTAATCGTTTGGGCAGGGTTGCCGTCTCTCTTAATGCAATTCTTAGTCAGCTTAATGAATTTCTTTCCATCATCAGTAACTCTTTCTTTAGTAGCGTGTTTGTCGTCAACCCATTTCTTAGATTGTTTATCAGAACAGATGCAGTCTACTGACCACTCCTTTTCTTCTGAACCATACTTAGTTCCTGCGTTGCTTCCAACTTTACACCACATTATTTCTATGTTATTTAGTAACATAATTTACTCCTATTTATTATTATAAAATACCGGATTATAGCCATCAGCTCCGGCAGGCT